TAATTTTTATCATAATTTTTATCATAATTTTTATCATAATTTTTATCATAATTTTTATCATAATTTTTATCATAATTTTTATCATAATTTTTATCATATTTTTTATCAATATTATGTTTCATTTCGTGAAATGCAGGTGAAGAATGTATGTTACAACTATCTGTATCTGTATCTGTATCGGTATCGGTATCACTAGGTTCGCTTCCAATCCCATTGCTAGTTAGTAAAATACGCGGTGAAGTAGATTTTATTTCATTGTTGGATTCAGAATCGTTAGACGTTGATAATTTATTAATAATATTATTATCAAGATTAATCAAATTAAATTTATCACTAGTAGCACTATCATTATTATGTCCACTAACATGATTATTAGTTTTTAAATTATCAATACTTAATTTAATATTGTAAGATAAATCTGTATTCATTTTAATGTATTATGTATTTAGATAATTATTTACCCGTAGAACCAAAACCACCCTCTCCGCGATTAGTTGTTCCCAAATCGGATTCGTTGTCAACAATTTCAACCAAAACAGGGTAACTGAGTTCGGGTGGACAAATTTGGACAACGCGCGAACCCTTTTCCACCTTGAAATCTCCGTCGTTAGACGAGTCTCTATTGTCAAACGCCGCAATAATATTACCACGATATCCGGAATCAATAATACCCACAGAATTCGAAAGACGCAAAGGAGTTTTGGTGCCGGTGCTTGACCGTGGATACAAATAATACCCAACAGGCTTCTCGCCAGCTGCATCACGACCAGCAAATGAATAAAAAGTCCTATTCATACTGCACTTAATCAAATGGTTCATTTTATAACCCAATGTACTACTCTGAATAACTTCTTCAACAGGCACAAATAAATCAAATCCAGCATCAAATTCAGCATAAATATCGTCGTATATACATTTATTCATAACTGTGTTATGTTTATCAACCGCACCAACATACAAGTTGCGAACATCATCACCAACATCATCAGAAATAAATAGTTTCAAAATAAAGTAAGGTTGTAGAGCTCGTTTTTCTACACTAGTATTAGGACGCAGTCCCACCGCAATAGAACCAATGTTATTATTCTTACTAGATACTTGCTGAGACATATAATATGTATATGTCTTATTTATTTATATCAATTTTATATAAAATTTATATAAATAGCACGACAGCACACCTTAAAATATGGAATAAATTAATAATATGGTGCTTGACAGTCGCCCCAATTCCAATCAGCAGGAAACCCCCCACCCGGCGTTGTATAATTAACATTGCATTCCGAATTATGATTGATCCATTGCGGCCAATGTGCCTTACATTTCGGCGTAGGCAGACAATTTTTGGTGAGTAATCCCGCCTTCATATAATCACTCGATGAGATAGCCCCCGTAGCCGATTCCCCCACTGCTAATACGCCGGTAGTTTTACATTTGTTATTACAAACCCCAGCATCTTCGCTGTCCACTCCGCAAGTGGTAGTGGTCTCTGTACGAACCTTATCAACATGTCCACTCTGCGAATGGTCGTATTCATTAAATACCTGAACCCAATACTTCGTATTCTCGGCAGTGCATCCATTATGAAACACTGATGTAGGGTTTCGAATACTAGTAGTAATATATCCATTGTTATTCATATTTGACCTTTTAATAATATTAGGATTATTTGCACTACAATAACTATTACTGCGTCCCAATGAGGATTGTCCAACCCACCCTTGACTGCGGTGTCCACCATTTAATGAAAACCCCTTTCCATAACCTGAAACTGGTTGATTCATTCCTCTAGATTTACGTTTCATTGCAACAATAGACATATAAATTAAACAAATATAAAAAACCTGTTATTTTCATCTTTCTCCATACACCTTTTTAAGAAATAATAAATCGGACTATCAAGCAAATCCTCTAAATTAAGCTCGAGGTAATGTAATATTAATAAGGCAACGCTGTAATAAATACACGAAATATTCGTAACAAATGGCAAGTTCTTATTTTTATCCTTGTAAAAATTAATCAATTCGGGGGCCATAAAGTCGCTTTTAAAACTCACAGGATTAGTAATAGTAATATAATTATCACCACCAGCACGAGCCCCAGCACGAGCCCCAGCACGAGCACTGTCAATTGTAACGACCTTATTATTTGTTTCATCATAGCTATTAATGATATACCATTGATCATTAATAACACTTATATCATCTAGGTCAAAAAATAAAAAGCTCTTATTAAATTTTGCTAATACTTCAAGTTGAATACCTAAACAAATACACAATCTTTGACCCTCATAATATTCCAGTTTTTTATTTATTTTATGATTATTATTGGTTTCAATAACGATGTAATCATTATCCGTGTACCACGAACCATCCCATCCATTTTTAATAATACTATTAATCAATGCTTTATTAATTTCATTATCTTTCAAAAAAATATTTTTCATCTTGTAAGTGCTCATTAAATAAAACAAATAAAATAAAACCAATAGAAAAACAAATAAAATATTCCAAACAAATCTAATACTTACTGGCATAACACTTCCAATAGAGCGGAAAGTTATATACAACTTTGATTTCGTCACCGTTTAATAGTTTTTCTCGTATATTTTGAGCATAATCGCTTGATGGCCACTCAATAAAATGTATAAAAATACAGCTGTAGTCAATATTATTTTTATTTTTTTTATTAATGATATCTACTTTCTTAATACAGTTGCTATCAAATACCTTTTCAAATGTATTTTTTACAAATAACCAGTTTGTATTTTTAATGCTATGAGGTATACAAATACTAGGTTTTGCTTTTCTAGATGTTATGTCATCATTGACCATATAATGTAATTACTTACTATATTTTAATATCAATTTTTAATTATTATTCGCATAAAGTAATCAACGCAATGTATTATCGACGCATTTTTAATTGATTTGAAAAAAAAATTGAAATATCGTTGTCCGTTATACTTGGAGACATTCTACCAACTACTAAAATATACAACTTAAAAAGTATTAAATAAAATAATTAAATTAAATATGAGAAAGGATACAAACGCACCCACCAATCTAACGAAGAACAACCGTTTTGAGGTTTTGAATGAGCCATCAAACTCACAGAGAAACAATGAGAGACACAATTCTAATAATTCAAATTCAAAATCTAAAAATAGAAATAACTTTCAAAATAAAAACACAAAAACCACGAAAACTAATGTTGTTCTTCCATTTAGAAATAATTTGCAAGCATTTCCAACTTTATCTGGAAGAGATAATAAGAACAATAATACAAATACAACGACGAGCGATTTGGATAATTCATACGCAAATGTAGCAAAACCAATTGTATCTGTGTCGAAAAAAAAAAATCAGGTCAAATCGGGGTGGGTAAATATTAATTTTGTAGACAACAAGATTAATTATACGAGAAATAATGAAAATAAAAACACAGACGACGAAGTAAAACCGAGTAATGGTCTAGACGATGGACAACATTGTAAACTAGAAAATATGGTATTAAGATGGGAAACGTTTCGAAACAATGAAAACGAAATGTATGGCGAAAGTTCATTATTCTGGCACGAAAAAAGCCTACTAGATCCCCTAAGCGACGACTGTTATTCTGATACAGAAGTAAGTGAGGAAAGTTCTATTGAAGCAATGGACGATGAATACGACGAAGTATACGATGATATTTAAGTTAACATTAACAATAGTTAATATAATGATTATATAATGTCTGACGAGGAAATAGACGACGAATGGTTAAACTCATATAAAATATTAGAAAATGAATATAATGATTTTTATAAAAAGAATACTGAGAATATAGAAATGTATTTTTTTTATGTAAATAGAGAGAATGAATTAGAGTCAATAAACAAAATAAACTATATATTAGACAATAAATCCAAAATTACAAAAGACAACATAATCAAAGTAATTAAAGAAAATCAATTCAAAAATAACAAGAAATACAAGGTGCAATATATTGTGAAATATAATATTACATTAGAACCAGAGGAAATAATTCATATGTTAAATGTTGACAATAAAGAAGGCGACAATTTTATATCGAACGAAAGTTATAACAATGATATACATTTTTCAGATACAGTCTGTATATTACAAGATTTAAATTCTCTCTACATAATATTTAATGAAATCAATAAACAAAAATCAATAACAAATACACGAAAAATACGAATAAGAAAACCAATCAAAACGAATAATATTGACAACACACGTCGCAAAAGAGTTTAAAGATTAAAAAATAATTTATATTATTCATATGGAAAGCGAAGCAATTAAATTAGGAGAAAATAATCACAGCGAATATAATTGGTCAAATAATACAAGGGAAAAATTAACACAACTTTTTTTCCAATTAGTGAGAACATCAAACACAGACGCAATTAATAAAATAAAGTACATTTACAGAGAGTTAATAATCGAATGTTTTTTCACAGACATGACACAAGACATGACACAAGACATGACAACGAACAAATATGTTGTATTGACTATTCCACTTCATACGCGCGACATAATATCGGGAAAGGGCGAATACCATCTATTTTATGTATTAATAGGCGTATTATGTAAAACTATCGACCAGTATATGTCTACACACCCAGTTATTTGTGATAACCTAACCAAAGTTGTAAAGTTGATGATTAAGAAAACATTAGTATCTGAAAATAATATACACCAATATGGGAGTTGGAAGGATGTTAAATATTTACTAAATTATTTAAAAGAAGAATATGGCACCGAAGATAAAATAATAAACCATCCAATATTTGATTATATAATGACATTGATTTGCAAACAACTAAAAGCCGATAAAAAGACCGATAAAAAGACCGATAAAAAGGCCGATAAAAAGACCGATAAAAAGACCGATAAAAAGACCGTTAATATATCATTAATCGCAAAATGGCTACCGAGAGAGAAGAGTAAAAAATTTGGCTGGCAAGCAAGACATATAGCGAATGATTTGTTTAGTGAATTTAATTCAAAAACAGAGGATGAAGCCGTGTATTTATCATCGACGCGTAAATGTTTGACACACTATCGTAAATTACTAGCTAATCTAAATGAAAAGTTAAAAACCCCCCAAATAAACCAATGTAATAAAACGTGGGGTAGTATTAATTTTGACAAAAACGTTACCAGTATAACAATGCAGAAACAAAAATACGCATTCCAAAATATCAAATCGGACAATCAGTTACGTTCATTAACTCTGGATCGTACAGAGTGTCGTAATAACTACTTAGAATATATCAAGCGTTGTCAAACCAAATCAACTACAATAAAATCAGCACGTGTTGAAATAATTGATATGGTTCGCGAAGCGTTGCGAATAACAGCATATAACCCAAATCCCGATGAAAATATTGTTTCTTCTATTAATATGCAGTGGGAAGAAAGTGGAAAGTCAATAGCACCACTAGATAATTTCGTAGCTATGGTAGACACGTCGGGTTCTATGACAGAAGATAATGGAAACCCTCTGCATGCAGCAATAGGTCTAGGTTTAAGAATCGCAGAAAAATCTAAATTAGGCAACCGCATAATGACGTTTAGTGCACAACCAAAATGGATAGATTTAGCAAACGAAACCAGTTTCGTAAAAATGGCACATAAAGTAGCCACCGACAGTAGTTGGCAGACGAATACCAATTTCGAGGCGGCGATTGGATTAATGTTACAATCATATATTTCAAACAATCTTCACCCAGACGAAGTAAAAAATATGGTATTGGTCGTATTTTCGGATATGCAAATAGACAATGCTGACAGTAGGGCAACATCAATGAACGACCTAATTAAAAAAATGTTTGCCAACGCCGGAAAATATACGTCGCATCAAATACCATATGAACCTTGTCACATATTATATTGGAATTTACGAGCTACTTCTGGCTTTCCATGTTTAACTACACAAGAAAACATCAGCATGTTATCGGGATTTAGCCCACAGCTATTGAATACATTTTGCAAGGATGGTATCGAGGGATTACAAAATTACACACCTTGGAATTGTTTATTGAATCAATTACAAAATGAAAGATACATCTGGGTAAACGATTGTATAAAGGATTAACCAAACCAAAGTATAAACATTATATAAAGAAAAAATTCTTATATAATAGTATGACTGATAATAGTATAGAACACC